GGCTTGTTAACCTGCTAGTCACCTCTGTGTACGCAAACACACCCATGGCTACACCAGCAATGATTGCTAGCATATTTTTCATTGGCATGCTTATCGATGTATTCTCACTTACTTTCATAATGGTGCTATTAAAAATGTTAATACAACAAATGCAATAATAATTCCACCTGTAAAATAATAATTCATATTGGCACACTCCATATTAATTACTCTTTTGTATTAAAAAATTTTTAAAATCTATTTCTAACTGCCTAATTTTTTCTTCAAGTCTTTTTAGTTTATCATTTGTAACAATTGTATTACCTTTGTTTTTTTCTATATTTAATAATAAGTGATTTTGATTTTCTTGTATTCTAGCTATGTATTCTATTTGATTCTTTAAATGTTTATCATTTATTATCGTAATTGCAGATTTATTTTTATTAATAGTTTCTGTTAGAGATACAATATATCTAACACCTGTAAAAGTTCCCACAATAACTGAAGCGACTACAGGAATCATTACTATATTTTTTTTTAACAAATCTACTATATTCATTTTTTTTTCCTCTTGAATATATTATGAAGATTGTCAAAGAGCTTGTCTAGTAGACCAAAAAAATTATATATAAATCTGTCTATCATTCGTATGTCTTATCCTCTGCATTAGTTTTTTCTTCTATTTCGTAAAACATCTTGTCACTATCCTCTGTAAGCCAATCTTTATTTTCAACATTCCATTTTGTAGTTTGAACCGAATAGTCTGGAACCCCGTCATCAACAGTATAGTTAGGAGCGTCCCACAGAATACGGTTATTAGGCTGAGCTGCATAATTACCGTCATCAAGAGCCAAAATATGCGCACACTTATGTTCAGCGGGAATTTCAGAATGTTCTGTATCCAAGATATTACCTTCTGGATGGCCCCAATCAATTGTAAATAAATATTCGAATGGATAATTTTTTTTATCTTTGCCATAATACTTACCTCGTTTTCCTCTTAGAAAACTAAAGCAATGAACACTAGGATAATAACTAAAACAATTCCACAACTGAAGTTGGTCGATAGGCATATCTGGCACTTCGGCTCTATCGAATTTTTCTTGAAAAAACGCTGATATAGGCAAACGCCAAAAGCATGCACCATTTGGTAACATAATGTTAAATAAGAGAGCCCTATCTGTAATAGAGACCACACTAAAGACACAGCAGTCAACACTTTCTCCTTGATGTTTTTTGAGATCATATAAATATTCCTTTCTTATTTTACAGTATATAGGTGGTATATCAGCATTCAAGTAGGCCATGCGTTAACACTTCCAACGTCTTCTAGCCTGTCTTAATCTTGAGTTTGGATCTTTTGCAGCTTTAGGAAACTTTTTCATTTGTCCTAAACTTCTTGCACAATACGATTTTCTACGTGCTGATCTTTTTTTACCTGGATTGTCTTCTGTTACTGCAGTTGATAATTTACTTCCTGGATTTTTTCTTCTATATGCTGCAACACCTGCAGCAGTCATACCTGCACCACTTTTAGTGGATCTAAAGTTTTTTTTATTTCTAGCAGGCATATTATCTCCGCCTCTTTTGAAACTAGCAACACCACCAAGTGCTTTTTTCTTTTTTAGGAAAGCAGATATTGGTATTTCTTGAAACCTATCCATATCAGCTCTCCAGGATGCTGCAGAACCTTCACTTCCATACCTTGATAAACCCATTCCCCTAGCAGAATTTGCTCCAGGTGTTTTTACATTATGTGTTTGAAAAGAACTTCCTTTTTGAGATTGTTTTTTTGGAGGTATTATTTTGCTATCTCTAGCTCCTGCTCTTATGTTATATCTTTTTACAGATTTTGTTCCCTGACCTGCTTTTTCAATATTAGCTTTAGATTTTTTATTACTTACAACGCGTTTTATACTTTTAACAATATCAATAAGCTTTTTGCCTGCGTATTTTCCACCTGCATAAGTAAGTCTAAACTTACTCATCCTACGTGTGTGTAATAGTAACTGAAGAATTAGCTATAACAACTACAATACCATCTTTAAATAAAACACCTGACCCAGGCATGTAGATATCAATTCCTTCAGTTCCAAAAACATATTTTAATTTTAAGTTACCTGATGCTACAGCTCCTGTTGTAGTTGTATCATGAAACTCAACTTGACCACTAGCATGACCCTTAGCTTGCACGCTTGTAATTCTATTTCTACCAAGTCTCATAACATGAGTGCCTGCAGCTTTGTGTATGGCTTGTTGATCTGATGTAAAACTTCCTCCACCTGACATAATTTTCTCCTATTGTTGGTGGCTCCCGAAGGAGCCACAATTTAATATTACGTATCGCTAAACGGTGTAACGATAGTTCCTGATCCTAGCAACATTGAGCTATGAACCAAATAATTAGCTGCTTCAATAGCAGTTACTGAAACTATAGATCCGATAATCCCACCTGAAGTTGATCCATTCATAGTAAGTACATCATTAGATGCACCAGGGAAGAAAGCTTTTTTAGCTCCATCATTTACAGCTACCATAGCTGCACCTGTAAATTTATCAGTTCCATCAGTTACGATTTGAACATCAGTTGCAGTTGTATCTACATAAAAAGTAAAAGTTGCACCAATGTTGTTTGCATTATTGAAATCTGTTGGCCCTGCAACTGCTGCATCTGCTGTTGCAACGATTGTAGGTAAAGTAAAAATACCATCAGCATCTTGAGTTAGAAGGATTCTTCCTGCGTGAGCATTTACAGTTAACGATGTGTTAGCTGTTAGTGCTACAGTTGATCCTGGTCCAGTACCTATAAAGCCATTTTTAGAAATGACCGGTCCTGAAAAAGTTGTGTTTGCCATAATAGTTGTCTCCTGTATAGCGGTTAAATTTTGTAGTCTCTATACCGTCTGACTAGTCAGTCTACAAAATTATATTATCTAGTGTTTGTATTATACACTCAAATAAAGATCTAATAAAGACCTCTAGAATATCTCTACATTTGCAGCTACGGAGATTCTCATTTTATTACTATCTTTATTTTTTACCATATGCTTCAAAACTGCAGGAAAAATTATCAAATCATCCTCTTCCGTGTCAAAAGCCCACTCCTCTTGATTCCAACTATTTCGTAAATTATTTAAATTCATTTTGTTAGATAAAAATTCCATTCTTACATTGTATCCATAAAAATTATAGGGGTTTAAAAAAGTTGTTGGTGCATGTTCTTTTGGATCAAATTTTACATAATGAATCATGCTGAATTCGCTATTTCCATGTAAATGAGGTTCCATTATAGACTGAAAATTAGAAATAGTATAATTTATAACTTTTAAATTAAATTTAATATCTTTATTAAAATTTAAATTTTTTAAAAAATCTTGTAAAGGTTTAATATATGCGGTTGAAACACTACTATAATCTGGTGTTTTAAAATTAATATTATCATCATCATGCAAAGATTGATGAATTTTTGTACCCCATGAATCTATTGACCAAGCATTTCTTTCTTTCTTTTTATTAAAATTTTCTAAAATTGTTTCAACGATATTTTGTTTGTTGTATTCATCTGAATTAATTTTGGTTCTGTACACAGGAAAACCAAACAACAAATTAAAACCATAATTCATAATTTTTATTTAACATAAAAAAAAGGGCAGTGCAAACGCACCGCCCTTTAAAAGTAACCCCTAAGGGCTAAATATATTGACTATTAACTAGTTGGTAAGTTTCCATTACCAAAAATACATCTTGGATCTGAGAATCCAAAAGAGTATCTTTCTCTAGCTTTAAATCTCATATTACCTGTATCGAAGTCACCTTCCATTGCAGTTTTGATTGGTGATCTAACAAACATTTTTAGTCCGTTAGGCACATCAGTTAACAAGAAGAATGAGTCTGTGTCAGTTAAAAAGTTATTAACTCTGTAACCTTCAGGAACCATTCCCATGTTATTAATTGCATTGATGTCATTGTCGGCAGTTCCAACTCTCATTGGCGACTTCATGATTCTCTCAGCAGTAAATTGTAATTCTTTTGGAATTATCATTTTTCTACCAGAAGAAGCAATTTTTAAGCCTCTTTCATCGACAAATCCAGCAATGTCAATTAATGACTGCTCGAGTGAAGTTTCGTTAAGATCTGCAGCAGTTGCTAGAACGTTTGAGAAAGTTCCACCAGTTGCAAGTGGGTGAGCGTTTCCGATAAGGGATTCACCATCTCCACCAACAGCAGTAGTTACTTGCGCATTGTTCAAAACATTTGCAGCTTTAACTTGCTTCGTGTTTGCCATAGATCTTGCAAGAGCTCTTGTGTATCTGCCCGCAAGTCTATCGTATAGGTTGTCTTCGATCGCTTCTTCAGTAATAGCAAATGCTAAAGCGATAGTTTCGTGATTGTATCTAGCTGTGAAAGTTTCACCTGCTTGATCAAACACAACTCCAGCACCTTCTTGTTTAGTTGGTGCAGAAGCGAAACCGCTTAACATTACTTCTTCTTCAAAAGCTCTGTCAGATGTTTCAGTCGCAAAAATTTCAGCATGCTGATTTTCATAACGACTATATTCCAGGCCGAATAAAGCATTCAAACCTGGCTCTAGTTCTTTAACTAGCTGTGATCGTGATATTGCCATAGTTATTCTCCTTTATCCTATATGCCTGTGCCACTTCTATAGAAGTGATTGTTGATTCTAACAAGAATGTTAGCATTTGATACAGTAGTATCCTGATTTTCAGGATCTTGTGTAATATCAATTGCCTGTACAACAAAAGTTGCTGCAGTACCTGAAGCACTTACATCTAATTGTACGCTTGATATTCCTGTTTGTGTTACACCTGTTGCAGTATTAACAGAATAGTTTTTAAACAAATCCGCTCTTGTAAAAGCCTCATCTGCGTCCATTAAAAACACTGCGTCTGGATCATCAACAACAAAGGCTGTTATATCGCCTTGAGTTGGTGTGATTGAACCAGGGTAGTAATTTTTATACGTTGGCTTTTGAGTAGTTGGATCGTTGTAAAACACTCCGTTAAAAACACCCACAACAGCATCACTAGTATTGCCAGTATGTCTTTCAACATTTCCAGCAGTAGTAGGCTGTACCAAGTCACCTTGGAATATTGCAGTAGCATAACCTGCTGCAATTGTATATCTGTTTTGGGCTCCTGCTAATGGTGTACCATCTAGTTTTCTGTATGGTCTTAGACCAAACTTTTCCAGTTGATTTGACATTGTCAGTTCTCCTTAACTTAGTTAGTTTATTTAATCCAAGC